CTTTGATGAGGCCTATGATGCATTGGGAGTTTTTCTCGGTGACGATGGGCTCAGCGCTGTCAAGGATCTCAAAGGATATGTAGAATTTGCCAAACGTATGGGTCATACTTTGGAGGCTGAGGCGTGCGGGTTGAATAAACCGGTACAGTTCTTATCACGATACTATTCACCTGAGGTCTTTGACGGGTGTACGGATAGTTGTTGTGATATTAAGCGCCAGCTTCAGAAGATTCATATTATTGACAAATCTTACGAGACCAGGCCCTTGTATCATCATTGGCTTCGGACTCAAGGTTATTTGGTTACTGACGCAAACACCCCATTCATAGGTGAATATTGTAGGGCTGTCGCCCGCCTATGTGAACCGCTAAACTATAAGCTCCCCTTCAATCCAAATGATCCTAATTTGAATGAAGAGATGGTTTATGGTGCTCTAGCTCAGAGGACGGATTATTTGTCCTACCTGGCTACACAAGCGTTCGCATGGCATACAACTATTCCCAATGAAGATCATGGTGGGTGGATGTGGAAGATTCTCGAGGACACTCTTAGGGATTTTGACGGTGAGGCGGCCAGTACCTGGGCTCGCACCCTTCAACCACCCCCATTCACTAAGAGTTTAAATAGCAAGGGTGTTCGATCAGCTTATGAGAAATGTGTCCTAAAAATGCTCAGGGATCGCGGAGATTTTGGCGATACTGACGTTTTGGTAACTCCTTCAGACGATAAAATTGTTGTCCTTAACACTGGTGATGATATCATCGCTGTACCACCCAATGGACGTCTTGTCCAGGCACCACCGCCAAGTAAGATCCCTGTCGCAGATCCGCGTCAGGTCATTGGTTTGGAGGCGCTTAATGCGTTGGTCACAAATAATCCCTGGAATCTTACTCCAGGGGCGATGAAATGCCTTATTTTTATTGCTAAATTCTCTTATACACTCCAGGCCAGGAAGAAATATAAAGACGCTAAGCGTATTATATTTTACACGGGCTCTGCTGGTAAGACTGACCAAATTGCTGCTCATGCGTTTAGTCATGCTTACTGTCGTGTCGAATTCTTCGACACCATGTATTTGAGAGGAAGTGAGAAGAGTAGGGTGGCTAGTCTTAAGGAATTGGTGGCTGTACGGGCTACTAGGGTTAATCCTGGTATCCTACGAGAGTCGCTCAACGGTGCTAATGACGTCTGGTGGTTGGATGACATGTTTTCCGAGCAGGACAAAAATGCTCGCAAGACTTATAATGATCTTAAGTGTACTATCTTGCAAGAGGTAAAGCCCAAATTTGCGATAATCAAGATTATGCTTGATTGCCACTCCATATACCCAGTTGGTAGTGGGGTCACTTATTTTAAGTACCCCTGCTGCGCTCCCTTTCACGTTGTGAGAGAACTGAGGTGTGTTGTGGACTCGTTGCAGGGGGATGTGTCTTTTGTCCAGGGCGATACAAATGAGATCGAGTTTTGTGAGATGCCAGCGTGGGAGGCAGCTCTCATGTTGGCTGATTTTAAAACGTGGTTGGATGAGAATCCGCCACGTTTGCGTCCAGCAAAACCTGTCAAGCCGGCCAAGGAGCCGCTGAAACCGAGGAAGAAGGGCAAGGGGGTGGATCCCAAGCCCAAGCCCTCCGCTCCATGAGCACCCAGAGACCAGGCGTGGTCTATAAATTGAGTTGTAGCGCGGGCTATACCTCAAACCCTTTGGTTTGTGTATGACACAACCCTATACCTTATACGCAATTCATGGCAAATCAACTGGAGGAATTACATCATCAGTCAGATGTAAACGCGAAGAAGTGGGCAATGATGATGGGTGCTCCCCAAGACCATCTAGTCCGTGCTCCTTCCAACACTCCGTTTCTTGCTTCGAAAACGAGGTTCGTCAAGTCCCTGGACATACCGTACTCAGCCACCAACGCGGGTGCTTTTACCGTGGCAGCAATGCCAAACGCGTTGGGTGCATTGGCAGTGTCCGGTGCTCCTGCGGCCGTTCCCCCTGCTGCTGCTTATATCCACCTGAATTCATTGCCGATGGCGCCCGCTCAAAACGAGCAGACCGATTCGGTTTTGACTTCTGGAATCATGGTTATTTCGGACAGCAGTGGGAATAACCTTGGGACGACGAACTTCGAAAACTTGACCAATCTGGATCCATCTCTTGCTGGGTACTGGGGTCTACGCGTCCAAGCCATTACTGGTGCCCAAACTGTGAAGATTACTGTCACACGAAATGGGTTCACCGGGAGTCGGTATTGGGCACGTGTGGGTATTGTTCAATTTGGTGGTGGGGTTTACTCCATCTCATGGCAGGGCGCAACGGCGTTGAGTTCTGTCTCCACCCTATTGACCTCTTACCCCACAAATAGCGGAGCGATGTATGCTTTCATCATACAGTTCGTAACCTCCGCTGGCGTACCCGTATCCTCGGCAGCCCCCATTAATTTGTGGGTGGATGTGGAAGTCCCGAATGGTAATGTTCCTGTCTCAAGTGGAACACAGAGCCTGAATCTGGTCAACAGTGATGTTCTAGAAGCCGGGTCTGTTACTTTACAACGTTGCACAGCC